AACGCCTTGGTCGCCCTGAACACCTTGTGAACCAGTAGGGCCGACATTTCCTTGAACGCCTTGCGCACCAGTTGGACCTGTTGGGCCTGCAACCGTACTATCAGCGCCAGTAGGTCCTGTTGGGCCAGTATTTCCAATACTACCTGTTGGACCTACGCCACCTTGCGTTCCAGTAGGACCTGTAGGGCCAGTTGCGCCTACATTACCTTGCAAACCTTGCGGCCCTGTTGGTCCATTATTTCCTTGTACGCCCTGCGCACCAGTTGGTCCTGTTGAACCTGTTGGGCCAGTTGCACCATTAGCGCCATTAGTACCTGTTGGACCTGTTGGGCCTGTATTGCCATTAGTGCCTTGCGCACCAGTTGGTCCAGTATTTCCTTGAATACCTTGGATGCCTTGTATGCCCTGAATACCTTGTGGACCTGTTGGGCCAATGCCACCTTGTCCACCATTAGCGCCTGTTGGTCCAGTAGGGCCTTGCACCGTACTTGGTGCGCCCGTTGGCCCAGTAGCGCCTGTTGGTCCAACAATAGGACCATCATCAACCCATGTAGAACCTGACCATGTATAAAGATGACCGTTTGATTGAACAATATAAGAATCACCAGTTACATTGCCTGATGATGGCAAATCGCCAACGGTTGCTACAGAACCTTTTAATGCAATGCCTTGGCCTTGTGCGCCTGTTGGTCCAGTAGGGCCAATAGCACCTGTAGGGCCGCCTGATGGTCCTGCAGGGCCAGTAGGACCTTGTACGCCACGGTCAACAACAACCGTAACATTACTTGCGGGTTGAACTTTAATAGCGGTCATAACACGATTACCCCATCAGAACGAACTAAAAACAATAGAAAAATAATCAAATCATCGGCAGGCGTTGGGCCTGATGCAGGCAAAGAAACTTTTACCCTTCCCGAATAACCAACGGGGTCAGTAGCGTTAATTTCTAATTCGGGGTCAGTTGTCATTAAACCCCAAGCCGCGGCATCAATTACCAAAGTGCAAGTGCCAAGTTCATTATTTACATTAGTAATTGTTAATGGAATTGCGGCAGGCGTAGGTGTGTAATCACGAATGTCGAAAGTTAAACCGTTGCGCGTATCAATAATGTTTGAAAGTTGGCGGCGAACAATTTGCGCATCAATAGTTGCGCCAGTTAGATTTACTGGAACTTCGGGATATGATGAAATTTGGAATGTAAGATTCCAATAGGTTTGCTGATTCCAAACCAATTCACCCGCAAGAATGGGGTTGTCGAACCCGCTTACTTGCGCAAGGGTATTCTTATTAAAGATGGCCATAGCCGTTCCCTAAACTTAGTTAGAACATCCGCGTTTCACGCGGGCATGGTGTCTTGTCTTTTTTCTATCTTATCAAGATTGTCTAATTAAATCAATGAAATGCCACAAATCTTCATTGTCATAAGTACCCGCGGGCTTGTTAGGCGACCATGATGGATTACCTGACAAAAGTTCGGTTAGGTTGTCGCCATCAATGGTGTATCTTTCCGCGGTTTGATTAGGCAACACATCACCGTTTTCATCAGTTTTTGCAACACTTGCGCGAACCCAAGTATTAGGCAATTCTTCGATGTAAACAATAGATTCGTAAACAACTTGTGCGGGAATGTCTATTTGTCTTGGCATATCAACCTTTCAATTTTGTTTCTAGGGCTTCTACCTTGGCGGTCAATTCTTGAATTGCCTTAGTCAAAACCGCAATGTACGATGGGTAATGAATTGTTTTAAATCCAACTTCATCGCCAACTTTCCAATCAGGTTCTTCGTAAACCAAAGATGAATCAGCGCCAATGATTTGTTCAACTTCATCGGCAATAAATCCATAACCTTTTTGGTGTCTTGGGTCTGCTTTAAGTTTATAGGATACGGGGCGTAATTGTTTAACAAAATCCAAGCCCAAATCGCTATTGGCAATTTCTTCTTTTAGTCGAATATCTGATGGGCTTGTTGTGCGAACATCCAAAGTAACGGTGTTGCCTGAACCCGCAGAACCAACATACGCACCCGCAATTCCTGTTGATGTTGAACCAAGAATATTTAATGTGTTGCCCGATACAGTAGCCGTGCCGCTATTAGTTCCCGCCAAACTCATCACGGGGCTAGTTGATACCCAACCACCACCACTTAAATAATAAGCCGTAGATGGCGCTGAAGCAATCAAGTTTGCTTGTGTAACGGATAAAGAGCCGCCAAGAGTTAGGCTACCCGATGTAGTGACCGTACCGCTTAAAGTTAATCCTGATACTGAACCTGTACCACTTACGCTTGTAACTGTACCGCCACCACCACCCGCAGGGGTTGCCCAAGTTCCGTCATTTCTTAGGAATGTAGAAGTTGAACCCGCAGGGGCAACAATATTAAAGCCACCCCATTTAAAGTAGCCTGATTGAATCCAAATCGCAACGGGTGTTACGCCACTTGAAGTTGCAATAACGCCGTATTCAGTACCCGAAAAATATCCGCCAGTTTGGTCGCCTTGACCAACAACGCCTACGCCTTTAGCGCCAAAACCGTTTTGACCATAACCAAGTACGCCAACATTGTATGCACCACCAAGCGCAACCGCCGTGCCATAAACACCAACGCGAATTGAACCTGATGTTGGAACGGAATAGCCTGCACTCCAAGATGAATAATCGATTGAATATGCCGTACCGTTAACAATGATTGGATAGGCGGTACTTGCATTTTGGCCTTCAAAGTAGGCATCGCCATCGGTACTAATGTCGCCGCGGAAAATGCCGTTATTAAAGTACACATTGCCTGTTGATTGGCTAATGTAATAACCAACCGTACCATAAGTAGATGGCGTACCGTATGTTGGCGGCGTTGAACCATTCCAGTTATCCGAACGAATGTCTTGGAAAATACTTGCCGCTACTGGACCTGTCCATGCAGTTGTGTTTGGTGCTACGCCATCAATAGTAATTGCTGAACTATTGTATTTTCCTTGGATATACCAAACTACATCACCAACGGTTGCGGTTGGTGCGGTAAGTGACCATCCGCTAGGTGCAAATGATCCCGATGTTGTTGGCGAAAAATATGGCGGCGTTGTAATTGATTGGCTTTGTAATTTATAAGCCGTAATAGCCGCTAAACCTGTTGCGCCTGTTGTCCCCGCGCCAGTTGGCCCTGTTGCCCCTGTTGGACCAGTTGCCGCGCCAATAGGCGACCAAACAAATGATGCGCTAATTGGGCTAAGTGTAGATTGGCTAATTTCATTACCAACAAGGTAAGCAAAGTAATAAGTACCCGCGCCCAATACTTGATTTGCAAATGTGTAATAAGTCCCGTTAGTAACGGGTTGGCTATTACTTGTTGAAGCATTAGCCAATAATTTCCAATCGGATGATGTTGGGCTTGCGCTTGTTGTGTAAAACAAATTACCAAACAATACACGGCCCGTTGCGGGAACATAAACCGTAACATCAAAATGCGGAAATGATGCCGATGGAAAACCTGTTACTGTTGGCGCTGATAGCGGGGAAAAATAACTAGGTGCGGGCAATCCGCTATTTGGCACGGGCGTAAATTGCGTAATGTCTTGGTCATCATAAACTTGCGCGTTGTATTCGTTCATTTCCAAACGCGCACCCAATGAACCATCGGGCAATGATGCTTCATTAACCTTCATCACACGGAATAGTTTTGCGTTCCATCCGTAATCGGTATTGGTTACGCTAACTACATCACCCGCATCAACTTGGATGCCATAGTAGGTAGTGCTGAAACCGACAATCAAATCTTCCCGCGCTTGTTCAAGCAAACGGTTTGCAAGGTAATGCGCTTGTACAGAATCGTTAACCAAATCATAAGTAATTGAATATTTGTTAACGGGTTCGTTGGGATACAGTAAACCGCTAGGTGTTTCAATGTTTATAAATGATGCTTGGTCGCGGTTTTCTTTAAATGGGAAACGCGCTTCAACTTGGTTAATTGAACTTGTAATATCAGTAGCACTAACGCGAATTTCGCCAACAATATTGTTATCGTTAAATGCGTAGGCGGTAGATTCGGCTTTATTGATAACCACCGACCATTGGCCCAATGCCGCGTTATATGTCATCCATGAATCGCAAGCCGACATGATGCGGTCAATGTTGGAAAGAACCGATTGCCCTGCATCCAATACGCCGTTAATGCGATAACGCGGTTGTGTGGCGGGATTGCCGTCAGCATCGGTAAAAGTAATTAGTTGATCGCCATATGTATTTAAAGCCGTTGCGCTTGTTGCGTTAACAAATGCCGTATCTACCGCGCCGCCGTAAACCGCGTTTGTAATGTAGTCATACCAAACATCGCCCGCTTTGGCTACGCCTGTGCCGTTCAATGTATGGCTTACATGGAATGTAATTGGGTTTAGTTGCGTTGTATCCGCATCACGGTTGTAAATAAGTTTAACAATAGCAAAACCCAAACCGTTCATTTGGCGATTGCTTGCGGGCCATCTTTGGGCAACGGCAATATCGCTTCCGCCCATTACGGTGCTAGGCGCTGATGCGCCATTAGCGGATGTGATTGTGCCCCCCGCAGTAGATGTATAAAGGCTAATGTAAAGATTGCCGCTAATCTTTGTATCTACATTACCCGCTTCATCGGTAAGGCTAACAACCTTGGTTAAATCCGTACCATCAAAAGTAATTTTTCTATCGCCGTAATACATATCGGCGGTATCAAAAGTAAATTGCCCATTTGGGCTAATACTAGAAATAGCCAACACATAGTACATTGTCTTTTGGTCGGTTGTCAGAACCGCATCAACAAATGTGCCGCCCATATAGGCATCACCATAAACAACGGGAATAGCATTAACCGCGCTTGGGGGTACTTGTTGGCGTACGCCCATATCTTGTTGTTGTTCGGGATTTTCCGCAAAGATACGCGTTACAACATACGATAAAGCAAAATTAACGGCAAAGGTTGCCGCGGTAACACCAATGCTTAAAGTTGTAGCCAACCAATTTGCCGCCGCGCCGATTAGTGTACTAACCATTTTTATTCCCTAACAAAAGTTGCGCCTAATGCCTTGTAGCCGCGGCGTGTGTAATCAATCAAAGGCCCATTTGCAGAAACGGATGTTAGAACAACATCTACATCACCCGCTTTTAACATTTCTTGGGCGCGTTCATCAAATGCTTTCCAAAGCCTACCGCCAATTGTTCCGTTCCTGTATTCGGGTTCTACCCACCAAAGAAGTTCGTTTAATTCTTTTACTTTTGGCGACCAAATGTTAGAACTTTTATAAGCCACAATCGCGCCGCGCATATGCGAATCGATAAAGATGAAGCCGCGCCCTTGAATGATGCTAAACAATAGTTCTTCAACATAACGGGGAAAGTGATTACACGGTTCGCCAAGTTTTTTAATTGGGTTTTCATAAGCATACGCCTCTACAATTTCTAACAATCTAGGGATATCGTATCTTGTCGCCTGTCTTATCATGGTGCATCGCCACCGCTATTTCCACCCGTGTTATCAAGTGTTGTGGTTGTTTCGCTTGCTTGTGTTTGTGTTTTTGGCGGTGAACCAAAATCAAAGAAAGTATTAGAAATTTCACTTACCCTATTCATTGATGTATCGTTAGGGTAAATAAATTGCCAATTGTTCTGATTGGTTTTAACGCCCGATAAACGGTTATCCAAAATGCGGCGCATCGATGAACAAGAAATAGAACAAGTTGCAATGCGTGTACGCATTTCCGAATTGAAATCTTCGGTAATTGAAACGCTATTGATGATGCCTTGATAGCGTTTGAAAAACTGTGTTGTAGGCGTTGTAATAATTTGATTGTTTGAATCAAAGAACCCGCGCCATACTTCTACCAATGAACCTTTAATATCATTGCCAAGGATGATTGCAACATTGGTTGGGTCAATACCCGTTAACGCAATAGTCATATCATCCGATGTGGCTTTAATGTCGCGCTGAACATCACCAACCGATAGCAATGCGCCAAGGTTAGAAAAGGTAGTGCCATCAACCGTAATAGGTGCGGCGGCGTTACAGAATGTATAAACCGTAGCGGCATTGCCTACGGTTAACTTTACGAATTCCGCATGATTGATTTGCGAACCCGTTACGGCGCTAATTGTTGTCATGTTATGTACTCACGGAAAACAAACGGCGCATCCCATTGCACAAAAGCACCATCTGTCATTGGGTTTAATGTATATGTTGGACATGATTCTGCAACAACGGTAAATGTACACGCATTACCTAAATAAACCGTTGTTCCCGATGATGGCGTACCAATCAACGGGCGGTTAATTCCTACTGATGAACCCGCGCTATCGGCGGTCACTTTGTAGGTATAACCGTTAATCATAATAAAATCGCCCGCCTTGAATGTTCCGTTAGAAGTTAAGGCAAGTGTTTGCGTATTAGCCGCGGGCGTACCATTTAGCGTAGCCGCTGTAGCCGTGCCGCGCATTTCAGTAAACCAAGAAAGGTTAGAACTATTAAAAGTAATAGTTTCAGGTAGTTGCCTATCTTTGTTGTCGATAGTTTGAATAATGTCCCGAACTTGCGGATAATACAAATAATTATGTGGCGTGATGGTAAACACCCAAGGCACGGCGGTTAGGTATTGCGCTACGGTGATATAGCCCGAACGCGCTACCTGTTGCCCAACCATACGGCGGTTATTTACCGTCATCGATTGTTGTATTTCAAAGATGGTTTGGAAACTCATGCCCGACCCCTATTCACCGCCAATGATTTATTGGCGTACTGATTTGCCGCCCAAATCGCATTAGAACTACCGTATAGGCGTTCTTCAAACGATTTGGTATCAATGGCGTTAATGTAGTTGTTTGTAACCATCGTAGTGCCGCCCGCGCCCGCTAAAGCATGGTTAGGAATTACTGTACCCGATGAACGAGGAACAAACAGTTCAGGCCCGCGTTCGCCAACAACATAAGGCGTATTGGCATTAGCAGAACCGCCATCGGCCAAGAATCCACCAATATCTTGATTGCCGTATGCGTTGCCAGTACCAAAACCGCCGTTTGCATACATCCCAAATAAAGATTTAAACAAACCCGTTGCTGATGCGCGTAATTGAATGGCAATTAAATCCTGAATAATGCTACGCGCCAAACTTTTAAACGATAACTTGCCCGTGCGAACAAAGTTATCTAACGCGCTTTCCATGTTGCCCATTACGGATTGGAAAGCCTTTGCGCCGTTTTCCAAATCGGTAGGCAAATCGCGGAAAAACTTAGCGCCTTCTTTTAAAAAGCCTTGTTCGCCCGTGCCTTCGCGTTGCGCTTTAACCGCTTGGTTTTGTGCGCGTAAATATCGTTCTGTTGCATCGGCCAATGCGTTTTCGCGTTGAATCAATTGCTCTTTTGCATCGGCATCTAACAAATTGTTTCTGTTAATTTCTGTAATAGCATCTAATCGTTTTTGGTCGGCTATATACAGTTCACGCGTTAAATGCGCATCTTCAGCCCGCATATCCAAAGTTTTTTGGTCAATGAATAACAGTTGTTCTTTAACTTCTAATGCGCGTTGTTCTTTCTCAATGCGGTTTGCTTCTTTTGTATAGGCGGCAACTTGTTGGCCTTCAATGTCAAATAGAAGTTTGGCGTATTTTTGCACTTCGCGGTTTGCATCTTGAATTGCTTTTAA